GGTATAGGGGTAGAAATAAGGATAATAGATGGTATATCTCTATTAGATAACCTCAAACTTCTAGGTAATGAGAAAATTTTATTAAACATAATACAGAAGGGAAGAGATAACGATATCGAAAAAAAATTTAACGTAGAACTCTTCATATCGAACATAACCAACTTTGCACGCCCAAAACCGGGTCTGGATGCATACTCCTTCATCTGTGTGTCCAAACATGTATACAGCAACCAATTCAATATAATGGACATGGGGTTTGACAATGATATAGGTAATAATATAAAGAACATATGCACTAGTAATCTAGGTATATCTCCTAATCTATTAGATATCGATAGTGGATTTACCAGTGTTAAAGGTGTATATCCATCCCTTAAACCAATAGAGGCTATACGTTTTCAGATGCGAGGGTCAGACGAATATCTATATTTCTATGAGGATCTCAAGGGTATTAAACACTTACATTCACATAACAAGTTAGCTAAACAAAAGCCAATAGGGGAATATACTACATCGCCATTCTATCAAAACGAAGAGGGTACAACAGAAAACCTCAAAGAACAAAAGAAGAAAGTATTAACGTTTTCTTCTAATCTCGATGTAAGTAAACTATCGGCCTCCTCTAATGGTGTCTATTCCTCTCAAACATCTACCCTAGATATATCTATTAAGGACTATAAAATAAAGGACCACAGGGCGATAGATAAAGTCCTTTTGAATCAACACCCTACTCTATCTAAGAATAAGGTAGTATTCGATTTCAAAGACCAACCACAATCAAAGCGATATTACCATACAGTTAATAGTAAAGCCTTTGGTACTAAGGACAATATTAATAATGGAAAAGATCAAAACTATAAGAAAGACTCATATAAACATGATCTAAATACTCATAAAGCAAGGATAGTTACCTATGGAAACCTTGATGTTACTGTTGGTAATACGTTATTATTACTTGTTCCACCGACAGGACAGAACGATAATGTTGAGTTATTAGATGGTTATTTCACTGGTAAATATATAATAACAGATATAACACATAACTTTGAGAGCGATTATCAGACCGAAATGACAATTAAAAAGGATAGTTTTCTACTCGATACAGATAAAAAGCGTGTTATAATAGAGAGGGCGCAAGAATGAAGGGACAAGAGTTTAGTTGGTTTATAGGGGAAGTGCGAGATATAAATGATCCAGAGGGACTCAATAGGGTCAAGGTGCTACCATTCTCATACTATAACAAAACAGTATCAAACGAATATCTACCATGGTCTACAGTAATGATGCCAAACACTCTTGCATCCTTCCAGGGCATAGGTGGTAACCATCAGTTAGTAATTGGTAGTTATGTGGTTGGCTTCTTTAGAGACGCCCCTGCTTGTCAGGATGCAGTTGTGATGGGGTCTATAGCGACTCAAACAAAAGGTGTACAGGATATACCAGCTGGTGCCGATATAAACAATAAGATATACACTACAGAGGGAGGACAGACACTCTCTATTAATAACGAAGATGGTAAAGAATCTATTAGGGTAGAACATCCCTCAGGGTCTTCTATCACGATGACTCCTGATGGCGATATAGTAATAAAATCTGTACCCGGAAGAAGTATATCTCTCAATGGATCTAAGGAATATGGCTTTTAATAATATGCGTTTAAATATTAGTTCAAGCTCTTGATATCTATGGCCACTATTAATATACCGTGCTCATCTGTCATACTTCCAACCAAGGCAGAATTAACGAACATCTTTATACAACTTGCTAACTCTCCATACGATGGAGTAAAAGAGGCGCTAGATGATATCGATAAACTCCTTGGTAACTTTCCTGTATCGGTTCCTCGTCCATTATATAACGAATTAGATATACCAGAGATTGAATGGGAGAAGCGAATAACTGCGATGGTACAAGAATACCATAACTATGTTGGTGTTCGTATATTAGAGATAGTGAATAAGGTTGTTCCAATTGATTTTGAAATACCTGTTATAGGGGGATTACGAATAGACATATTAAAAATATGGAGCGATCCTTCGTATATAAAATCTATAAAAAAAATTACCTGCGAAAATATTGACACCATATACGCTTTGGTACCAGACCAATATAAAACATATGATGGTCGATATGGATTAGATTCTAAAGAATTACAATGTGATGTAGCCTTTTCGTATATAATGAGTCAACTCAATGGTGGTATATTAGGATTAATAATGAATGGTATCTCTGGAGCAATCGATGTCTTTGACGAAATATGGGATACTCTAGGCCTTCCCTCGTTCGCTGGTTTCGATTTTACCGATCCTACCTCTCTCGTTCAAAGTATTCTTGCAGATCAAACAAAGAGTGTACAAGACAAACTCGACGCTCTGTCTAATATAGCCATAGGCCCTTTCTCTCTAATAGATGCCTTAGGCGGTGAGTTCGATACGAGTATCGATATCGCAGAACGTGATATGAATCGTTTATTAGAGAAGTTACAAGACTTTATTCAGGAATATCCAACGTATCTGTATAAAGTATATATGGAATCCATAGCGAAGTTTCTGGATGCGATTGGCCTTGGCAAGATATTAGAGTTTATCGTATTCGACTTCTGCGACTTCCTATCACTGATCGGAATGCCAAAATCGATTACGCTGGAGTCTGTTTTAGAAATAGCGCCGCTGACTAATTCGTCCGTTGCGTCTTTACCAACCATATCGAATATATCTGTAGACCGTAGTGGTTCGTTAAAGTATATTGCTACAGAAGGACAGACAGAGTTTACTGGAGTAGATATCCATGGCAATAGCGGTTTAAATTCTAAGCCACGCTTTGTATTCATAAATGGTACAAAAAAAATCCCTGGAGTAATTTTGAGTTCTGAAGTGCTTTATAGCGATAACACAATTACTATATCTGCTGGAACAAACGAAGGAGATACAATTTTTATATTAGATTAAAACTCGAGTATAAACATTATAAATAACTATATGGCAAACCTATCTGATAAACAAGTAAACGATAATTATAGAAAATCTAAACTCGATTCGCGAAAACGTTCGTGGACTGATTTAGACTTGTCGTTGACCATTCATCCAATCCGTAAAGATATTGTTCCATTACGTGATGATGTAGCGATAGGTAATGCTCTGAAAAATTTACTCGTGTCTAATTTTTACGAAAGGCCGTTTGCAGTAACGAAAGGTGCTAACCTTCGTTCGTTATTGTTTGAGCCTGCTGATCCCTTTACAAAGATCTCAATGCGTGATAATATAGCGCGAGTGATTCGTAGATATGAGCCTCGTGTAGATTTATTAGGAGTAGTTATAATAGATAATGCAGACGATAATGCATATAAGGTAAGTGTAAACTTTCGTATAAAAGAGAATGATCAAGAAGAAACAGTCAATATCGTATTAAGAAGATTAAGGTAGAGAAGAACTATGGCAACCAATTTAAAAGTAACAGAATTAGATTTCGATGATATTAAAAATAATTTAAAGAACTTCCTCAAACGTCAAAACGAATTTAGTAGTTATGACTTTGAAGGTAGTGGTCTGAATATATTATTAGATGTCTTAGCATATAATACTCACTACAATGCGCTCAATGCTCATTATAGTTTGAATGAATCCTTTTTGGATTCTGCGCAGATACGTGGTAATGTTGTTACCCGTGCGAAACTCTTAGGGTATATACCTCGTTCAGAGTTATCCCCTCGTGCTGTTGTCAATATAACAGTAGACTTAACAGGCTCTGGTCATGATAGCCATAACTTTGATAATCCATTAACATTAGCTCGTGGTACTAAACTTCGTACAGTATTACCTGATGGTGAAGAATACAAATATCTTGTACTCAATAATAATACTGTAAATGATACAGGACGTAACTATATTTTTAATAATGTTACTTTAGTAGAAGGTGAGTTAAGAGAACTCAAATATAGAGTAGATAACGATATTGAGAATCAGAAGTTCCAATTATCTGATGTGAATGCAGATACATCTACATTGAGAGTCAGAGTACAAACAAATGAGAACAGTAATAGTTTTGATATCTATACTCAATTTGAATCTTTAGATAAAGTAGATTCCGAATCAAAAGTATTCTATTTACAAGAGAATCCATCAGGGTTCTATGAGATATACTTTGGTGATGGTGTAACTGGACGTAAGCCAACTAATAACGAAGTTGTAACAATTGACTATGTGATTACAAGTGGTGGTGAGAGCAATGGTGCAACAACATTCTCTATGATAGATTCAATATCAGGATTCTCTGCAGATACACCAACCACTGTAACTGCTTCAGTAGGTGGAGTTGAAAAAGAAACAACAGAAAGTATTCGATTCAACGCTCCGCTAACATTTATTACTCAGAACAGAGCTGTGACCGCAGAGGACTATGCTTCTATTATTAAAAAGAACTTTTCTAATGTGGATAGTATATCTACATGGGGTGGTGAAGACAATGATCCACCAGACTATGGTAAAGTATATGTATCAATTAAACCATTACTTGCTACATCATTAACTGAATCCGAAAAGGCAACTATTAAGTCAAGTATTTTAAAAGGTAAGAACATTGTTTCTATTACACCTGAAATAGTTGATCCTGAGTTTACGTATTTAGAATTAGATGTGTTCTTTAAATATAATCCTAACCTTACAGATAGGACTTCAGTTGATTTACAATCAGTTGTGAGAGATACTATTACAGATTATAATTTTGATAACCTTAATAAATTCGATGGTGTATTTAGATACTCACAATTAACAAAAGCAATTGATAATGCAGACCCGTCGATTATTAACTCAACATTACGACCAAGAATGTATCAAACAATTACAGCATCAGCTACGAATACAAATTCATTTGTTGTAACATATGCTGCACCATTTTATTTATCTGGTGAATCTACTAAAATGATTTTAACATCTACAGCAATGCAGATTAATAATATCGATCATTACTTTGGAGATAAGCCAATTAGTGGTAGTAATAAAAGACAACTATTTGTATACAAATTAGTAGAAGGCGATACTGTTGTTGTAATACCACAAGCTGGTGAAATGGATCCAGAGAAAGGAACATTAACTTTAAATAACTTTACACCCGATACAGATACAGTAGTTACACTTACAGTAGTACCTAATAGTTTAGATATTGCACCAAAAAGAAATCAGTTATTATCAGTTGTAAATGATAAAGTTATAATAAGTCCTCAGATTGATACGATTGCAGTTGGTGGCGCATCAGGTTCTATTGATTATACAACAACATCGAGAATTAAATAATGCCATATAAAAAGACATATTCTCCAGGCGTTTTAGAAAATAATACTTCTACGCTTGAAGGTACTAAGGAAGACATTCGTCTAGACCAAATATTACCAGAGAATATTGTTAATGATAATGATAAGTTAAAGAAATTCCTAGAAGCTTATTATACATTTATGAATATGGACGAATTCATATTCACAGAGAATGAAACGTTTACAGATAGAGTTACTAATGGTTCTATTCGTGTCAGAGTAGCAGACCCTAAGAATGAGAATAATAAATTCTTTAATGATCCTAGTGGTACAGACTCAGTTCTTACAGTATTGAATAATGTTACAAATCAAATAGATACAATTCCATTATCTGTAGCTAATGTAGAGATTACTAATGGTAACGAATTACCAGGTTCATTAGCAGGTACAACAAACCAAACAGGTAAAACATTAACTATTTTAAATGTACCAGTTAATGGAATTAAATTAAGTGATAGAGTAGATAATAGTGATCTAAACTCTTTATCACTTTATGAAGGATCTATAGCAACACTTGTAACTCCAGTTACAAACTGGGTAGGTCCTGGACCATCTTATGTTATGAATACTATTGAACAAGCAATGGATATCGATAACAATAGTTTAAATTATTTAGAACTAATGCAAAAAGAAATAGCAGCTACAGTTCCAAGGTCTGTAACAGTTAATAAAAGAAATCTTTATAAACAAATAATAGACTTTTATAAACTTAGAGGTTCAAGAGATTCTATTGAAATCTTTTTCAGATTATTATTTAATGATACAGCTGAAGTGGAGTTTCCTTATGACTATACATTAATACCATCGTCTGGTGCGTGGGATACTAATTCGTCTCTACCTAGAGGTGGCCAATACTTAGATAACAAAGGTTTCTTATCTGATAATATTAAGTTACACGATAGCCATAGGTATCAGAAGTTTAGTTATTTAATTAAGTCTGGTATTAATATATCTGATTGGGAATACGCTTTTGATAGATTAGTCCATCCATCTGGGTTTATATATTTCTCAGAGATTTTAATATTCTTAGAATTAATAGAAGGTGTTATTACTAATCTATTTAGTAAAATGCCAGATAAACAACCAGGTATTATTGGTCCAGAAGATATACCATTAATAATTGAAGCTTTTGCTTCTCAATATTTACCGAATGTAGAAGCTAAGATACATCGTAGTGCTCAGATATCTTTAACACTTAATTCATCAGGCGCAGTTACAGCAGTAGATATATTAAATCCAGGTTATGGTTATGGGTCAGCCCCTGCTATTACTTTTAATGGAGTGGCTAAGACAGGTCAGACAACTTCAAATCCAAACATCAGTATAACAATTGATAGCAAAGGTAGATTAAACACAGATGGTATTACTATTAATAGCGCGGGAAGTAATTGGGCTCAGCTGTTCGCTTCAGTAGCAAGTAATACAAATGCTGGTAAGATATCAACATTAGAAATGTTAGGTAGAGCAGATAAGACATATTCATCTGCACCTACTATTGTATTAGATGCACCAACATCTACTGACTCAGATGGTAATTTATTATCAACAAACGTTACAGCAACTGGTACATTTACTTTAGATTCTGAAGGTGAAATATCTACTGTTAATATAACAAATGTAGGTAATGGATATATCTTAGATCCTAGTTTAAGAATTAATAGTTCATCAATGAATGAGAATAGAGTTAAGGAAACTCCTGAAAAGATTCTATTACAATTAAATCATACAGATGAAAAACCATATTCAGGTAAACAAACTAATCCTACAGGACCAGGTTCTGTAAAAGGTAGAAAACTATTTGCAGCGCCATCAGGTTCTGCAGAACTATTAAGGGTTGGTGTTTTAACTTCAGGACAAAACTGGACTGTAACTGAGCCATCATCTGGTACTAAACAACCAGAGGCTCATGAAGTTAAAACAAGAAATACTAATTTTAGAACCATTATAAATAATGGATATAAACAAAGAAAAGGTACTAATAACTTTTTCACATCGTCTAGATTGTTTGATAGTAACCAAACAATTGAGTTTTTAGGGAGCAATACTCTTCAAACTATAGACTCAACTAATATAAATAAATATAACACGTCTACTTTTATAGACATTGAA